GCTTACCATGCGGCCCTTGGCCTCGTCGTAATAAACTTTCTTGAAGGCTGAGCCACCAAAACCAACATAGAACAGTAACTGATCAAAGTCAGGTGTGTACTCTTCCATCACCGTGGTGATTTGGTAGTTCATGAAGTCACGCACGCGGTCCGCTTGCATCAACTTCTCACGTGTCTCTTTGCCCAGTACCTGCGTGCGCACAGGGCCGCCCGCGGGCATCAATTCCTTGAGCGCTTGGGCTTGGAACTGAACAATGCTCTCTGTCAAAAGTGGGTGCTGCACGCCGCACGCGCCCTTAAATGGCTTGGTGCGTTCTTCAAACGTAAAGCCCAGCATCTTCATGCCCTTGCTGTACTGCTCTTCCCACTCTTTGCGTGAAGATTTGTCAGCATCAAACAAAGACATCAAGTCAGACGAGATAAGCTGCAAGACATCAGGCTCAATGACCTCGGCTAGGTTGCTGTCATAGGCAACATCATCGTCTTCTGCACCAATGTTTATAACAACTTCACCGGTTTCTGTATCAAACTCAATGTCAATATCCGAGGGCAACTCATCTTCCATCTCAACGGCGACATCGCCCTCAGGCAAGTCGTCGATTGTCATGTTCTTTTCAATTGGCATGTTGTGTCCTTACAGATATCTGCGGTTATCGTTGGGCTGGCGCTCGATCATACCCCCATCAGCGCGTTGCGCGGGAGGTTGAAACATATTCATCTGAATTGTGCGCGCTGCATTTAGTGGTTCAGGAGGGGGAGCAACAATCAAACCTTTGTCCTGAAATAGTTGCTTAATGCTGAACGGTATGTCTTTAGGGTTTAATGCGTTGACCAAATCTAACATTTGTTCTGCATAGTCCTCTGGCACCACGTTGCCTGTTCTAACGCCGTTGCCATTCATCTGCGTAATGGTGTTCGCCTTGTTGCCATAAAGTTTGTCTCCCGCTATTTTAGGCGTTATAAACTCCACGTTATTTACAACATGACCGTTTTTGTCGTAAAGACCAAACAAACGAGTTTCCCCGTCTTTTAAAGCGTTGATGCCTTTATTTAGTGGGCCATATGTGCCAGCTTCCGCATAGCCTCCTATTGAATTATTCAAAAACTTTGCTTGAATTAAAGCGGCTTTGGGATCGGTAATCTCGCGCCATGTCATGCCACTTGAATCAGTTGGCAAGAATTCTTTAGTGCCAAATTGACCAAGTTCGGCAGGAACCGGTTTTCCTTCTTTAGCCAACTTGTCTACGGTGCGAATGTTTTCCCTAAATGCCTCTTTTTTTGCAACTGATGGAATAGCCTTGGAATAAAACTCCGGCACGCTCATTTGTGCAAGATCTTTGGGACTAATTTTTGTCAACTCTTCTATTAAATCGGACTTACTTATGCCAAATATCTCAGGAATACCCATGTAATTTACATCCGTAATAGGCACATCTGCCTGTAACGCCATGATTCCTTCTTGTCGCTTTGGCGCATTTACTAAAGCCGGATAAAGATCAGCAAATTGAGTAAGGCTATCTGGGTTTACAGTTTCAAGCATTTGATCACCCAACAACCGAGTCATCTTTGGCTCAATCACTGTGTTAAACAGTGTGGGATTATCGGCAAGCTTTTGCCGAATACCGGCAACTTCTGCCGCCTGTTCTTGCTTAGACAGTTTGCTCGTATCTTTCTTTGCCAACCGCAACAAAAACTCATCCGGAATAACGCTCGGATTAGCCTTCATCTGCTGCAAAATTGTTTGTTTAAAGGCCTCTGTTGCCTCTCTATCGGTAGCTGGCCCAGTCCCTGCGGGTCTAAGGCGGTAGTTGCTGATGTTCATCATCTTGTCAAAGCGATTTTCTATTTCCTTCATCGCCGTAACATCGCCTGCTCTTGAAGCATTAATCAGGGCCTGTGGGAATTGTTCTTCTAACGGAGAATCTTTTGGAATCTTAATACGGCCATTGATCAGGGCTTCGCGTAAAGGATCCGATACGCTGCTTGCCTTGGTTTTAAAGTAATCGCGCAGCTTGGTATCCATAAACTGCTTTGCCGCCTCTTTGTTCTCGGCTGGTGCTCTAACATAACTTAGATTATTGTCCAACGTACTTTTTATTGACTTGTCCAACCCAGATATTGGCTCTTCGTCCACGCTCTTTGCCGTAGGGAACACACCACCAGCAGGGCGGCGGATGTACGAAGCACCGGGAACTGCCAAGTTCTGGTTGTACTGCTGGAAATCTTGGGCCAACATCCTTGCTGCTTCGCCCGTTTTCTCCGCAGCCTTCACGCCAGAACGGGTGATACCAGCAGGATTAGCTAAACCACTGGATATATTGCCAGCTTCAAAGAAGCCGGCAAGCGTTGGATCATCAGAGGGCTTGAATGCCACGCCCGCATCCCGCGTTTTTTCCTTCAAGTACTCACTGCCCATGAATGGCTTTTCAACATCATAACCAAAAGGACGCATCGCCATCGTCGCAATATCAACCGGCGCACCCAAAATATTCTGAGGCATCATCGTCAGACCCTTGGCCATCTCCACCTGCCCCTCGCCAGACTTCAACGCCTTGGAAATGTTGCCTTCCTTGCGACCAATACCTGACTTCTGCGCAATAAAAGCAGCATTACTTGCCGCTTCCCGCTCTGCTGATTCTTGGGCCGCGATTCTTTCTATCTGCTGCGGGGTTAAACGCTCGCCCTCTTCAGGACTACCGTCTGCACGATTGACAGGAATGCGAATATTAACTTCTGGACCTTTACTGCCCACATACGCTCTACCCAATTCACCAGCCAAATCACGGGGGCTAAAACCCTTGGTCACAAACTCAGTCAAAGCATTCTTAGCAGACTTGACAAGCTTCTCGCCACTGCCCATCTTCTCGTACTCCGCGACCCGCGGTCCGTGGAAATCGTACCTGTCTGTAATGACAGTAGCACCATCTGGCGTTTGCTTGTATTGAAAACCACCCAACGTATTCCTAATGTCCACGAACCCCGGACCGATCTCCTTGCCAGAAGGATAATCCTGATAATCTACACGGCCTTGACCGCCTCTGGCCTGACTGCGTTTAACAGCATCCATCATGGCCATCTGTTCCTTGGCCGTAAAATCTTTTTCAGTAATAGGTGTGCGGCGGCCCGTCATAACGTCTACAAAAGTTCTCGACGCAGCATCAAAAAATGGCTCATCTTTGCGCTCGGTTACCTCACCGCCGTCCGCCATCATCACAGGCTTGACGCTTAAGTCCAAAGAAGCCAGTTGGTTGACAGGCTTATAGTTGGCAAAGAACTCTTCTGTCTCCGTGCTCTTGTTCTCGTTGTATACCCGATCATCCTCTTCGTCCTGCGCATCAGCCAAAGCTGCTAAAGCAAAAGCGGCCTGATAACTTGCGGGCATGGACTTGACATCCGGCAAATTTTTGCCGCTTGCCATTGCCACCGTTGCCGCTGGGGCCTTGGTTGGGGAGGCGTCAGCCATTGGAGGCAGGGACGCGGGCAACGGCTCACGGTCTTTTTTTGCCATTGTTTCACGTGAAACATCCTTACCAAGAAACCCCTTGACACGCTCTACATAAGTGCGGGTCTCCGCCGGCAACTTCTTTGGGTCAGCACCGGCAGCAATCCATTTGTCCGTGGACCCCGGTCCCCAGTTATACGCAATCAAAGCTTTCTCTGTGTCGCCATACTTTTGCTTCATAGCCTGCAAGTAATCCACACCTACACGCGCAATCTCATCAGGAGACTTATCCTTAGCAGGGGTTACACCAAAGCCCGGGTTTGTAATGGTCTTGGGCATGACCTGCATTTCACCCAAAGCACCCTTCGGACTGGTGGTCAGAGTTTTACCGTCATCTTTGTAGCGCTTGCCGCGGCTCTCCGCTTGCTTTACAGCAGCAACTATCTCTTCAAACGTCTGTTGGGCCATGGCTCGAGGTCCTTGATCAAATATTCAAGACATTTTATGCGGCATTTCAATAATACTCAACAGGGCTTGTGTCCGGCTCGTCTTCTGTATCGTCGTCCGTTTCCAACGCAATAAAGTTACCAGCCCTAAATCTCGTCCAAGCCATCACCGCGGTATCCACTTGGTCGTCATTGTTCCCATTAGGAAAAGCCGCGCATTCCTCTACAAGGTCCTCGGCCCACTCCTTACCTTCCGGATACCAGATCATGCCGGACTCTAGTAACGGAGCAACGGCATTGGCGCGGCTGACCTTGTCCTGACCGGACCTTCGACCACCGGGCGAGAACATCGTGACAGGGATGCCCATCTTACGCAGTTCTTGTTGCAGTGGTGTGCCAGTAGCTTTCGCTTCAATCAAAACATTATCAGGCTTCCAATACATGTATTCATCTTTGGCCATGCGTTTAAGCTCTGGGAAATCCCAACGGCCTTTGCGCACGTTCAAAAGCATCAGATTGGCACCAGAATCAGCATCAGGATAAAACACGCCCCACGTTGATATGACAGAGAAGTCAGCAGTCTCTTTCTTTGAGTACGCCGTGTCGTATACCTGAATCAGATACTCACACTCTGGTGGATCATCGTACTTCCACTTGCGCCACCAGTTACGCTTCAGAATAGCACCCTCATCATTCGTTGGTTGCTGCTGCCACTGGGCGTTCCACTTCTTCAAGCCAATAGATACCTTGACCTTTTCTAACTCATCAAGGCTCCAGTAGTCGGGCCACAGGGGTTTACCGGACGGCAGGATGGCAGGGAACTCCAAGATCTCCCACTGGTCTGACTTCAAATAGCCCTGCTGCTTGAGCAGGCGTCCCGACAGATCGTCTGTCTTCCAACGCGTATTAATCACAATGATCGCACCACCCGGTTGCAAACGCTGGCGAGGACCGGACGTGTACCACTCCCACGTGTTCTCCATCGCAGTTTCAGACACAGCATCCTGCTCGTCCAAAATATCATCCAGCACGACAACATTACCACCACGGCCCGTCATCGCACCGCCCTTACCAATGAAGAACGCTTCACCGCCTTGGGCCGTGTTCCACCGACCGGCAGCCTTACTGTCAACTGACAGGGCCATCTTTGGGAACAACTCTTTGTACTTCTCGTCGTCCACAAGGTTACGGATCATCCTACCGAAACGTTGAGCAAGCTCCGCGGTGTGGGAGCCGACAATGAGTTTAGTGTCAGGGTTTCTACCCATTAGATACGCCGGAAACAGGTAGCTCCCAAGCTGGGACTTGCCGTGGCGGGGAGGCATCGCAATCATCAGGCGTTTGCACTCGCCAGAGATTACACGGTCAAGAGCCTTGGCGATACGTTTGTGGTGTTCCCCAACAAGCATCTCGGGCCAGACGTACTGGCAGAAGGACAAAAAGTCTGTTGTTGCACGCTCCTGCGCTTCAAGAAGTTTAAGGCGAAGCTCCAAGCGAAGCTGTTCGTCCTGTACGTCATCGGGTTTTATAGAGTGCATAGGCCACGTTTTGAAATTTGCATAAATATAACCCCTGATTGCATTTAAAACAACAAGGGGGGTCTTTTGGGGAGGCCAAGTTTAAAAAGGTTTGAAATTTGGCAGAAACAGGGCGAAGGTTTCGCTTGCGCTTGACGGGCTGATTATGGCCCTCCCCCTATAACAGAACCCAACCTATAAGTAGACAACAGAGGTACAAGCGGGCCCGCCCACCCCCGCCACCACCTATAAGGGAAAAATAAAAGAAAAGAGAGAAGCGTAAGGCGCGCGTAAGGGTAGTGTGGTAAGGCTACAGGGCCCTAGGGCCCTGTGATACTCTACCCTGTAGGGTAGAGTACTGGCCAATAAAAAAGGCAGCCTGTCGGCTGCCTTCGGGTTTGTGATTTCTAGGTTGTATGTACATACAACCTAGACCAGCGCTTACTGGTTCACGTGTAGGCCGATTAGGTCACCGGCCTTGGCCCTTTCTTCTTCATCTTTCTTGGCCTGATAAACATCACGGGCCTTGTTCGCTCTGGTCTTTGCTTCTTCTTTGCTGACCAGTTCGAACTGGTCTATGCTGACCTTTGCACCTTCGTTCGGAAAGTAAAGGCTATCGCCTTGGCCATACATCCACTCGTAATCCACTCTGGTCAGAGTGATGAGGAAACCGGCCAGAGCTTGAATGTCCTTGTTGGACATTTCAGTTGGTAACACGTAACGGTTGCTATCAATTGTGATGACTTTAGTCATGATGTTCTCTCTTCTTTCTAAGGTTGTACTGGATCGGCTGATCCAGTACATGGATTATACACCAGTTAATTAACGTTTACTGTAAATGTTAAATTATTTACTGCTTCGCTGATCTTTTCATCTAGGTTGTTATCGGCCCAAGATTCAATTGCATCGTCCACGTTGTAATCGGTGATGTCGAAGTTGTTCGACATCCAGTTGGAGATGTCGTCGTCGATATCTTCGTTGGCCAAAATATCCATCATTTTGTCGCGCAGGTTGTTATCCATCCAGTCGTCAATCGACGCGTTGATTTCTACTTGGGAATTGATCTGCAAAACTGCAATGCGTTTATCAATGATTTCAAACAATGCTTCTTCTAAGGGTGTCGGGCCTTGGGACTGGGTCACTGCGCTATCGATGGTGTTTAGCAAAACACCAAAGGCAGTCCGGACTGCTACCTGATCCGTGGCGCTCAAAGTATTGATCAGGACTTCAGCATAGTCTAATGCTGATTGAATGTCCATGCCACGTGAACCAAACAGGTTATTGCGGAAGGGTGTTACTGGGTTTGTCATTGCGTTCTCTCTTCTTTCTAGGGTTGTATCTAATCGGCCGATTAGATGGGTGAATTATAGCACTGTTTTACTCTGGTTGTACACGTGTTCTTTAAATTCTTTTTTAATAACCTTTTCCAATTTCTCCCTCAACGTGTGGAAGTTGGCATCGGTCAAAGCTTCAAGGAACACGGCGCAAATGTCTTCGCCATCCCATTCGCAACAACGGGAAACGTGCACGGCCAAACGGGGAATATCTGCATCGTCAATCATAGTCAACGTCCTCTTCAAGGCATTCGACATTGTCAATTGAGAATTCGAAGTCTTCCCCTTCTAGGTCAACATCGTCTTTAAATGCATTGTTTTCTTTGAGACTAAGAAAGTGGCTTCGGGCCTCTTCTTCGCTCGTGGCAATGACCTTGCTTCTATAAAGCACTTCTTCGCGCCAATAGATAACGTATTCGTTTTTCATCTCTCTATCCTTTCTGTTGTGGAAAATTGTTTAATCACGGCCCTTGCCAATTTAATGTCCTGCGTCAATTCATCGATCCATGTGCCATCGACAATGTAGGCGTCCGCAGATTGCATAAGGTTGTTCAAGGCCTCGCCAAGCAAATCAATTTTTTCCTGATCGGTCATCTCTCTATCCTTTCTAAGTTGAGCACACAGTATACCACCGCGCCAGCACTTTGCAACAAATAAAACAAAAAAAGATCAGCGGGCCCACCCACCCCCGCCACCAC